ATCTTTTTCAAATCTTGCTGATACATCTACAAAATCAAACTTTTTAATCATGAGTAAAGCAAGATCCTCTCCATCTGTTGCATCACTATATTTAACAACCACAGCATCCATAGATAATTCCCCAACAGTAATACCGTTTTCTATGAGCTTTTTAACTATCTTAACATCTTTAAATACAGGTTTCTTTAGTGTTTTACCTTCAATATCTAAAATACTTCTGACACTTCTGATACCCTCTAAAACATGTGCGGCTGTCCATACAAAATTTACATTTTTTTCACCATCGTCTGATTGTATTTTTCTCGTAAATATAACACCACTACCAGAACCTCTATCTGTTTTAATGGTCACGCTAATATCTTGTAAGTATTGACTGACAGGAATCTCTTCTGCTTGTAAAATAGATACTGGTATTAACATTAATGTGATTATAAATAGTGGGGCTAGTTTAATCATTTTATCCATCTCCTTAGGAAATCTAAAACTGGTCTTTTTTTGTCTGGTACAACATCATGTTGTGTAGGTTTAAACATTTTTAAAATTGCTAATATAAAATTAGTAATTGTTTTAATCAGGCTATTTAAAGCTATTTTATCTAATAATTTCATAAGTAATCTACGAAGCCGTAGTCCGGGAGTTTTTGTGGTGGAAATCCGTTAAAGTCACTAAAGGCATAAGCTCCGTTTTGCCTTAACATACCTTCTGCAACATCTGCATGTATTAAAAAAGATCCATCTGGGATTGGACCCCATTCTGGGTGTCCTCCGCTATTAAATTTACCCCAGCTGTTTTGTATAAGAAAAGCAGGCTCATCACCAGTATCGTCACAAGCCGTCCAGGCCATCGCATGATTCCAGGACCCACTTTTTCGAGCAAATCCCTTGCTATTTCTTTTGTTAGAAAATCCATAATTACTACAAACACTTAATCCATACCCATTGGCTAGCGCATCTCTAGCTTCTTCAACAGTTCTAATTAGAGAAACTGTTTTTATTTGATGTTCATCAGCTTTATCTATTACTTTATCTGGTAAGCCTCTAGCCCCCCATTTAGCACCCATGCTACCGTTATATTTACTAAAATCTGCTACTCCTGGATAATTTTTACGAACTAATACCCCACCTGTTTGGCTAACAAAAGTTGCAGCACGACTACAACTCATTCCTTGACCACCATGACCTCTACACCCATAGATAGCCTCCGTAGCGCCTCTAGCAATCCAGCTCTCTTTATCTCCTTTAACATCTATTTCAATGGCTCTAGTTACATCGCAAGCATTACGAGTAGCATGAGAAACACAATCTCCTGTGGTTTGTCTTTCTATATAAGCATTTTTATCAAATTTTAAAACCGACTTAAAAGGAGTTGATAATTTACCTTTACCACTATTTTTAATTTTTTTAGCACCATCTTTGAAATAGGCATACTTAGATGTGCTTATTAACTCATCAAAGATATGTGGTTCTGAAATTGAACCTATAAAACCTTTTTTATATAGATTATATAATTGATCTGGAGTCATTCTAGACATTATTTTGAACCCTCATAAAAAGCCCAGCTTAAAGCTCTAAAGGCGTTAACAGATTTTTGTCTCGTTGTATTATCTAAGATAACGTCGTCTGAGCCGATAGCTGTAATAAGTAAATCTTTAGCAGACTCCGCTAAATTTGGATATTTGTCTTTAATATCAAGTCTAAGCATTTTACCAGCTAAACTATTAGCTGATTTAATACTAGCGGTATCTTTAATAATCTCATCTTCATTATCTAAAGATATTAAAGTTGCCATATCTGAATATAAAGCAGATAATTTCATACAGTCGCTAGGCTTGGTTGAATCATTAGATTCTCCAAGTATATTAATTATTATTCTGGCTTTATTTAGTAATTCAGTATCTGCTGGAGCATCTGTCACATATGTCTCCACAGAGCACTTGGGTTCTAAAGCAGGAATACTGAAAGAACTTAAATCTGGTTTAAATAAACCTATCGCTACTAATCCTGTAGCTATAAAAAGTAATCCTTTGTTATTCATTATTATCTCCAGAAAAGGACTGTTTATCTTCACAAATATTTGGACTTAAATACGGAAACATTTGATCAGCGACTTCTACAGCTTTATCACAACCACTCTTGACCGCTAAATCTCTTGTTTGCTTCCATGAAACTACAAGATCAAAAAATACATCTCTTTCTTCTGAATTAACCTTTGGAGAAGAAGGAAACGAGTCTGGAATATCTGGTACTACAACCTTAACACTTTCGGGTATTTGGTTTTTTACGCTGTTAAATAAATTTAAAAGCAATTTTTGAATTGGGCTTAATTTATCTTTAAACAAAACCCATATTACTATTCCTACCCCAGCATACAACGCTAAATCTGTTACTCCTAATCCAGCGCTAAATTCTTCAAAACTTTGTGTAAAATTCATAATTGTCCTTTCATGGTATATATAAAACTGTTACAGATTGATTTTGATAATCTTCATCGTCTAATTGTTTTTTAAGAAAAATACCTGTTTGTCTAAAAGTAGCAACCAAAGCATCAATACTAGATCCTACTAAAATCATTAAAAATGCTTTGACATATTTGTGAATTATAGGTTCTATGATATTAGGTATTACTGGTATATTCACAGCTATAAATACTTTATCATAAAAATCTGATAATAATTTTAATGCTAATTCTTTTTTGTCTGGGCTGCTTATATCAGTACCAATTTTTTCAATAATTTGAATAACACTAGCTGTAACTACTTGTAAAATTTTCCATGCTTCAGCTACTGCGAATCTTTTGACATTTTTCAAGCTATCCTTAACTTGATTGGTTAGATTGTCAACTTCATTAGTAATTAATTCTTTACTATTCATTATTACCTCATGTGTGTATATATTTACGAATTTCTTGATAAATTGAATCACCGATACCGTTAATATTAATCAGTTCTTTAATATCTTTAAATTTTTGATTATTTCTATAGTCTATTATTTTTTGTGCTGTAGCAGGTCCTATGTGTGGCAATTGAATCAACTCTCCTAAACTTGCTTGGTTTATATTAACTGTAGATATCTTTTTGTCTATTCCTATATAATCTTCTAATTCTTTCCGTTGATTGTCTTGTTCCTTTTGTTTAGTTATTTCCTGTTGTACTTTTTCTTTTTCTCGTTTCTTAAGATATCTAGATAATACCATACATTGGCCACCCAATAAAATGATACTCTCCACACCGTGAGTAACTGCGCTGATAAGATCGTCTTTGGTATCTGGTTCAGTAATTACTCCAATGATAAATAAGCCACTAATAATGAAGCTAACTAATGTAAACCAGAATTCACTTGTTTGGTAAGATTTTTTCATAAGTAGTCCTCTGTTATATCTATACACCAGAGGAGAACTTATGTATTATTTAGGCTGAGTAATATGTTGGATCATCAAATTTAGTGTCATATTTAGCTTCTATATCAGCTATAACAGGTTTGTTTGATACATATGTATCTATTTTGTCTTTAGCTGTCGGACCTGTGGGTTTGGTAGATACTACAATAGTACCATTTTTAATAGGATTAGCTGGTATGCTTTTTTGAATATCGTTTGCCATAATTTATTCTCCTGTTGTTATATTTGATTTAGTCAATACTTATAGTGGTATTAGGATCTGGTTGCCTTGAAATTTTTGGGTTTACACCAGGATGGATCTCCGTTTGAATGAAAGGTCCGTTACCTTTAGCTCCTTTACCCAGTTGGCCGTTACCATTGCCTTCTTGTGGAGCAGCTGCAAATAGAGGAGAACACGTACAGGATCCAGAAAGTATTTCTATGAAAACTTTTGATGGGCATTTTTTCTGAGAACAAGAATTAATAAAGAGCGCAGCTTTCTCCATAAACCTTGCAATAGATTTTGCACACCCTTCATTACCAGCGGCTGCTACAGCTGCTTCGATTGCTGCTGTATAGTCTAGACCTGCAAAAGGATTTGATTGCCTATCATTGTAATAACCTTTACTAAGAGTTACCTCTTTTGATGCATATGCTTTGACTTCACAAGCATTTGCTGGAGGAGCTATACCTGTAAGATATTGCCAAGATAAATTAGACCCAGGACAAACAGCATAACCTGGCAGAGCTCCTTTTGGGTGTAATTGCCATACTGATCTAGTAGGCGCACAACCGCCTTTAATATTTTTCGGCTGTTGGCAACATAAGGTGTAGCCGCCACCAATAGCTGATCCAGTATAGCCGTTTGGACATCGCCCTCTAGTTATTTGCATTTCCTGACCAGTGCCGTTGGTTAAGGTATTTTCTCCGTGACAAAATGTTTTTACATTAGGAGGCGTTGCTCCTACTGGTGTAATACTGCTAAGACCTGGGTATCCATGAGTATCGGTATCATCATCAGTAGCAGTAAAGCAATGTATAGTTATATTAACAACGCAATTGCATTGTATGCTTGCAAATCTAGGAGGATCATCTGCACCCGCCCCTTTTGCACTACAATTTAAACCCATAACATTTGCAGCATTATACAACTCACTTAAGAATTTTTTCAATAGTTGCGGATTGTCTCTATGTCCTCGAATCACTTTTAGCACTAATGTGCCACTACACAAAGCTCCTAAACCTCTAGGATTGCATATAGCTCCTGCTGGTTTGGGTTCACATGTTACATTAGGAGGCACAGCATAACTTATAGGTAAGCATTCATCATAACTACAACCGACTTCAACTTCTCCTTTAGTTCCGTTTATTTCTTTTAATTTTTCACCATTAAGATCACAATAACTGTGTGTTACTGGCGTATCTTTATTTAGTATTATTGTAACACTACCCATATGATTAAATTTCCTTTTTTATATGCCACCTGGATCAGATGGTTCTGGATTAGTCGGTACATCAAATTTAGGGTCAGTAACTGTTGGACCTCCGGGCCCGTTACCTCCATTGCCGCCGCCATCACCGGGCCAGCCTCCCTCAAGAACCGGATCCGAACATGGAGAACAGCTTACACTGACGCTCTCAACTGACATCAGTACCGCCGCGCATCCAGGTTTTAACTTCTCGCAAGCGCTGGTAAAACTCTGTAGATCTGGGTCGTTCAGGGCCTCACTTACGGCCTTGTCAGCAGCACTTTGGGCTGATGGTATACAGCCACTCACTATACCATCTTTAAATGTGTCCGCTGTTATACCAGCAAACGGATTTGCACAAGGTTCTGGAAAATAACCTGATGAGCCGCAAAGATCTGAGCCTGCTAATGCCTCAAACCCGCAAGTATCATTAGGTCCAGGTACCGGTGCTAAATATTGATATGATTGCCCATTGTTGCAAGTCCAAGGTCCTCCACCCGTGTCATGTTTCGTTAACATAAAAGGACCAACATGTAGAGAACAAGCCATGTTTCCGGGTAAACTAGCAGGGTTTTTACAGCACAAAATCGAGCCACCTAGAGCCAGAACTGTGGTACCTGCAGGACACTTTGGTGGAATACCCACTGCAGCTGTAATTGCGTTTACATTACCTCCTAAAGTGTTACCACCAGTACAACTTACAGGCATAGCAGGAACAGCACCACCTACAGGAGATCCATCCTCATCGTAGCCTGATGCCCCCACCTCAATCTGATCCTGCTCTCCTTCATTAGTATGACAATAAGCTTTTACATACGCTGTTGCATTACAACAGCAATCTTTTAATTTACTAGGATTTCTATTACCGTGACCCTTAGCCGTACAATTTGCTCCCTGAGTATTAGCTGCATTATATCCATAATTTAGATGCAGAAGTCTGGTCGCTGGATCCCAGGGGGCATTCAGAATTTTTCTTAAAACATTTCCACCACAACCACTCCATTTACTTACACTACAACCACCGGATTGTCTACCTCCTTTTGGTGTGCATGTAATACCACCGTCACCACCCCATTGAATAGGCCAACAAGCGCCTACCGTTACGCTTGCCATAGCTACTTCCTCATCAATAGTGATTTTATTTCGTTTCATTGCCTCCTTAATACAGGCAGTTTCGGACGATAATGATAATTTGATTGAGTTTGTGTTCACACCGAATTCTATGGTTTCACTCATGTGTTACTCCTCTATTCTTTTTTCTAGGTTGTCTAATGTTTTGCTTAAAGTGGCGATGTTGATTTTTAACTCTGTCATCACCTCTGTATTTTTTTCTAAAGCTCTAAATAAAATATTAGTAGCTTCTTTGCTGTCGTTTAATCTTTCCATGATAAAATTTCTATCTTTGGCATATTGACTACCTTGAGACTGAGCAGCAATCATTTCTTCTACTTCTTTTTTATTAACTAAATTTCTAACAAATGTAGTCCAAAAACCTATTAAGGCTATAACTACACTTGCCATGTGTGTGGTAAAGTTATCAAAAAAATGACCCACGGTATTAGGATCTGCCATATCAATTATCGCATTCTGTACAAAGACCTAAAATCTTATTCCAAAAATTACATTTTGGTGGTTTAATAGTAGACCAACAATCACAACATTTTTTTAAATCAATATATTTTTTATTATCAGTAGATAGAGATCGCTCAAAAGCTTGAGCGACCTCGTCTTCTGTTAGTAAAAGATCAATGCATCTATCATCTACATAAACTTTAGTATGTATAAATTTCATAATCAATTACTTTGCTGGATAATTTTGGGAAGTAGGTTTACTAGCATTAGCTTTAAATGTAATACTACCAGGAATAGCAGCGTTAGATCTAGCAGCATTGTCGTTACCATAACTATCTGAACTAGTAGCAGGATAACTTAATGCAAAATCTCCAGTAAAGATGTTAAATTTACCGGCTCTAATAGCAGTAGCTGTTAGAACAGTGCTGGCACTTTCTATATAATTAATACTTCTTACATATGCTGGGTATATGCTACCATTACGCAAAGGTCTTTTAGATCCTACAGGATCTGATGATCTTTGAGCTATTAAAGTATTGGTATCTTTACCAAAAGCATATCCTAGAATAGCTTTTTGCGCATCGTCGCCATTATGAGGAGTTGAGTCAAATACATGAGTCTGATCATAATAATTAGCTGGTTTGTGGATTTTAACATTAGCAGATCCTGAGGAACCTGCAGCGATAGTTGTTTTATTAGACCCTTCTGTTGACCCAACAACATAGTGAATACTTGCCATGATATCTCCTTAATATTCGTTTAGATTGGATGATGATACTGTTTCATATGGTATATACACCTTTTTATTGAAAAAGTTTATACCAATCAGAATACTCTTCAGGAGAGATTAGTATGTTAGAGCAGCTAGCGTCCAATTGCGTTCTAGATACAAAATCGGTCCTCACATTCACTATTTTGCGAGTAGAACACAATAAATCAAATTTATCAACATTATCAGAGATACAGCTATCTATTTGTTTATATAAGGGAAATATCGTGTTCAGTAATTTCTTAGCCCCAGTATTAGATAAAACATATCCGTAAGTTCCAGTAATTAACCCCCTAGGTTTTGAAACAATATTATTTATAACCTTTTTTTGAAAGCCGGGTATTTCATTACATCCTAAATATAAAATGTCAAAAATATGATTATTGACTTCTATTTCTTCTAATACTCTTGCTAAATCATTATCAAAATTTTCATTAATAATAATATCATCTTCTAATACTAAGAAAGGCTTATGGCTATCTTGGCATTCTTGATAAATTAAATGATGAGATAAAGCACAAGCTAATGATCCATAAGTTAATGAAATACCATAAACTCTTTGTTTCTTTGCTATAATATCGTTTTTAGCTTTATTGGTAACAATATAATCTGGAACTAATCTGATATCTAAAAATTTACCAACTACAGCTTCGTATCTTTTACATGTTTTAGATAAAAACTTAGATTTTTTAACTTCTTTTTCAAAGTATACTTTTTTATTTTTATCTTCATCTAAATTAATATAATAATTTTTATCGAAATATGTATATAAGTCTATCATGATTTGGTATATTTAAAAATTTCATTTTTCTTTATAAATTGTTCCACAGGGTACTTATCCCATTTTATAGTTATCTTTTTAGATGCGTCGTTTATTGATATGTTTCCGTGATCATTATTATTCATATTAGTAATTCTATTGTTTATTTTATCTATAAAACAGTATGACTCCCAACAAAAATGTTTAAAATAAGCAACTATAAAATCTTGATGCTCTATGTACTCATAATTTTCATCTGTTTGTCGTATTAAAAAATGATGAGAAGATATATTATTTCCATGTATATTGTAGATAGCGCAATCAATATTGTCTAATACTTTTGATGTAATATTATTATCTCTCCATTTTTGACGCCAGCCAGCATCTTCAAAAGGGTGAATTCCCTGTAATTCTTTTGTTGATGTGTTTAACAAAACATTTAAAGCTTTTTTGTTAAATATATAACTAAAAGGCATACCAAACTTTGTGTTACTGTTTAAATCTTTGTGCCAATAACCACCCACATTATCAAAGTTTCCTGTGTATAATTTATTATTATTTAATTGATATTTAATATTAGAAGATAATACATCTGACTTATATTTTTTATAATATTTTAACATAACTTCAATGTAATTTAGTTTGTATATATCATCATCATCAATTTTAATAAAAAGATTATATTTATTGTAGTTGTTATCATGCTTTATAGGATAAAGATAATTTTCATGTTGACTTAAATTTTTATGAAAACATAAATTAAGACGAGAATCTTTAAGTAAGTCAGATAATAAATTTTTATAATCTGATTCTTCTGAATCTTGGTCTATAGACACACCTACGCAATACTTAATATTTTGATATGATTGATTCAGAATAGATATGATGGAGCTTCTTAAGTGGTAGGGTCGTTTGTATGAAGTCGTAAAACATAATATATTTTGATTTATAGCTTTAAACATAACTACTGATGAACACTATAGTAGTAGTTACCATTTTCGTGATATTTTTTATAAAATTTTTCCTCGCCCCAAGTGTCCCAAGTAATAGTCATATCTTCATTATTTAATATTTCGAAAGCTCCGTGATCATCATTAAATATATTATACATTCTATTGTTTCGTTTATTTAAGTATACATATGAGGACCAAAAATTATGTTCAAATATACAAACGGTAAAATTATCATCTTCTAAATAAGCATAAGGAGCATCTTCATTTTCTCTTTCACTATATGTATTAACACTATCTGTTTGGCTTTGGTTTGATATTTGATGAAAATCTACTTGCTGATGATAATGCTTAAGTAGTGCTTCTAACTTAATATTCTGTATCTTAATTTTATGCTCTAACCAAATATCTCTCCATAAATATAAATCCTTACAATCGTTTTTAATTAATACATCTAAAGCTTTTTTATTAAAAATATAATTATAGCTTAAATTATTGTCTTCATTTTTCTCAATAATATTATTGTTAACTTGACACTTAGAGTCTACACATATAACATCTTTCTTTTTCTTGATATAATTATCAATTAAAGTTGAGATATAGTTCGTTTCAAATATATAATCCATGGTTAAATGAATATATAAATTATAATTATGATAATCTTTAATGGTTTGTATTGTATCCACTAAATTATCGACAGATGCTGTATTAATATCTTGAAACTGTATCTTAATTTTAGTATTATATTTATCTAAAATATTAGTAAAATACTTTTTATTGTCTTTAGAAGATACGAAAATATTTAATACATAATCTATTTTTTTATCGTAAGATTGTAGTTCTATATTATTAATTAATCTAACAATATTATCTATGCTAGCGCTATAAACAGAAATTAAACCTAAAGGTCTAGGTATCATTTTTAAACTAGTGCTTTGAGCGTTTGTAGTTGATTTTGGTTTTTTTGTTATCTTTTTCTTAACTGGTTTTTTCTTAATTGTTGTTTTTTTACTAATTGATGGTTTTTTATCTTTAGTAGATTTTACTGTTGTTGTAGATTGTCGCTTGGTGGTTTTTTGTCTTGCCATTTTTATACTAAACCTTTATAAGAATTTTTTTAGCCCAGTCGCCGTCTTTGATGTGCGGTATAATGACACAATGATCAACAGTACCATCGCAAGAAAAACTAGCAGTAAATTTATTGTTTTGCTTTCTAAAAAATTGATGATAGAAATTATTGTCTTGATTAAAGTCTTGTCTCCAAAGTAGTTTATCATCTTTATCCTCAAAACCGAAAAACCAAAAATCAAAAATAGTATTATCTGGAATATCATTATAGTCCCACTCAACAGTATATGATTGACTACGCATCATACCTGCTGCCCATTCTTCCTCAGTCATTACATATGGTTCAGGTATATCTGTAGAATCATTAATCCTTGATGCATTTTTATGTACTTTACGGTTAGAGAAATCTAAACCAGCATAAAGTTCATATTCGTGTAATGTTCTTTTTTTACCAAACCCATAATGTCTAAAATCAATATTAGATACTTCCATATTAAATAATGCTCGTTGCCTTTGTTTAGACCTTACATTTCTAGCTTCAGCTTCTATACCATCAAAATTTGATTTTGCACTAACATGATCTTCCCAGTGTTTATGTTGTTCTTTTCTTAAATATTCATGCCAAATAATAGAGTATGTAGGATGGAACATATCATAGCCATGCGTATATGCTCTAGCGCTTAAAGTTACCTCCTCACCCCTAAAATAAAGATTAGGATCGTAGATACATTCTCTACAAAACCTACCAGAAGTGAATATAAAATGTCCAGATAATAGTCTAGCTGGAATCAAGTTTATATTTTGAGATTTTAAAAATTTATGATTCATAATAAGTTGGGGTCGAGATACAATATCTCCATCTTCAGCGAAACTATCAAAAGTAATAATACGATACGGCTCATTCTTTAATGGCTTATCTGGTTTATTAGGCCAGTATGTTGTGCCATAGCCGCCTATAATTGGTTTATCTGAAGAGGCTTCTGTATAAAGTTTTTTAAGATGCTCATCCCAATTTTCTAAAAATCTGTGATGAGAATCTAACTGTAGATAATACTCCTCATTTGTGTATAAATGTTTCTGTATTATATGCCTAGCCCAACAAGCACCTTTACTGTTTTCCCAAGAACATTCGTGGATTTTTACATTTTCATTATAAGCAAATTCTTCTATACTCTCTTCTGCTGTTTTTTGCCAGCATATACCTATTCTTAATAATTCTGGATGCTTAGCTTTTAAAAATATATCTCTTAGTGTTGGTAGTAACTCAGGGTCTCTATAAGAAGCTATACTTACAAATATTAAATTATTTTTCTGCGTCATGAGTTTTATTCGAATATTCTTTTATTAGATATAGCGATTGATGATGCTGAACGCTCAAACCTATAGGTCTTGCTTTCATAATAATATCGATATGGTTGTGCGTCCAGATATTACCATTAAAGATTGTCTTAATTTTGCTTTTTTCTTCTAAATACTTACTAGCTAAAATATTATCATATATATTATCTATAAAAAAACCTGTAGATGGATAAATTGATAGGATATTATTTTCTACTAATATAGAACAAAATTTTGCAAGGATAGCGTGATTGTATTTTCTGTAGTCTATGCAATATCTAATTTCTACATCATCACCAAGTATTTCCTTTATTTGTTTGATCTCTTTACGGATTTTATCATATTTTCTATTTATTAAATAATACGAAGGGGCTTGTATAGATATAATTTTTAATTTATTAGATAAACTCTCTATGTTTTTTAATCTTATATCAGATGAACCTATACCTAAAGGATAATCTATAAAAACATTAATCTTATCATACGAAAAAAAATATTTAGCTAATCTATAATGATGTTCATTAATTAGTACAGAATCTATTTTTATAATTTCTTTAGCTTTTTTTAGTGTTTCCTTTACTTCATTATCTGTATAAAAATTGTCTAAATAAAATTCTGTAAACATTATGTATAATTTTTCTTAAGATACTCCCGAATGTCTTCTATAGTTGTAAAGGTCTCTGAACCTAAAATACCATCAGCGAAACCATAACTCACACTATCTTCTGGATAAAGTATCCAGTCTGATTTATTATCTAACTGTGAAATAATATGTTTTTTTACCATAGGTTTTTTCCATTTTTTTTCTTTAACCATAGGAGATTCAAGCATTTTGTCTACAAATATATTAATCATTTTTACAGCTTGTTCTTGAGACCACTGAATATTTGAAACTGCTACTTTATGATCTCCATCAACATAAGTACTTCCATAATGTATTAGCGTGTAAGCGTTAGGCATCATGATTCTAAGATCTGCTGCTTGTAAAATAATACTACCAGAAGACTCAGCTCTAGAATAAACTAAAATCGCTACAGGTGACTCGCATTGTGATATGGTATCGTATATACTCATACAATCGCACCATTCACCACCGGGGATATGCATATGAATAATGATAGGGTCGTATGATAATGTGTTTAAGAATCTAATATTTTTTTGTAGAGATATTGCTGAACGAAAGTCTACGCCACTTTCTTCATCTCCGTATGCAGCAGAATGTAAATAGATTTCTCTATTTCTTGTGTCTATGTTATAATTATGTAATTGTTCAATTTGATTGTTATAGTAATTTCTCATATAAATTTGTTTGTATGTTTTGCATAACTGATCTATCTTGGAACGCCTTTCCTATAGCTACTCTAAATCTATATCTGGTAAAAATATCTAAAATTTCCACACCATCGGTGTTTTCTATCACATTTTGACATTTTTCTGATAAAGTAAAGTTTGTATGACCTATCCAAAATTTAAAAGTTTTTGTACAAGCTGTCCTTTCATTAATAGGTATCATACCCATAGGTGTTAATATAGCCTTAGTATTAGTTTTAAACAAAGACAGGTTCTGATCATCATCTACATTTTCTGTTGCATCTTCATATTCATTGCTATACCATTCGGATATATCTGGCTCAAGTTCTTCTGTGGGTATATCTTCTAAAACCCTACCTTCTTCAGTAGGTACTTCGTATGGATTTTCCCATTTTTGCCATAGTATCATCTGTTTCATATTCTTATTGAGGTTCTTGACCAAACACCTTAGAGGGTCTTACTAAAGGGGCTTCTGTTTCTTTCGATGCTAATAGATCAGCTAATATCTCCTTCCTTTGTTCCAGCAGTGTTATCGTATCTTGTAGCGCTAATTCGTCCGCAACGGATTCAGATTGGTATTCTGAGATAAGTTTCACTATTTCTTCTGTAAAAAAACCATATGTTACACCTAGAATTAAATTAGATAAACATGATGGCATTTTATCTATTTTCTCAGCACCCCACTTTACTTCAAAAAAATATTGTTCATCATTATCAACTGCTAAATACAATGAACAAATATCATTTCTTGATTGTATTTTTGATGAATCTATTGTTCTTTTAGCTTTTGAAGAACCGAAGAATTTAAATAGTAGTTGAGATAACATTATTAATCACTCCTAATTCTTCTCGTATATTTATATCATAAATATCAAATGTTTTCCAATAAAAATTAGCTTTTAAAGAAAGTTTAGGACATACACAACCATATAAGAGATAAAGATATTTATCAGAATCTTCAAAAATTTTACTAATATATTCGTCATTAATACCTATAAATTTAGGATTAGCATAACCTTTAGCTAATTGCTCATCTTCAAAAGCGTGATGTATCATAATTTCTTTTGATTTGATATTTAAGTTCTTATAGTCATCAACATCAAAAGAAGGAAAAATAATACTATCTTCTCTAAGAGATAAAACATACTTTTCATTTTTTAGAAAATCCGTTGTAACTAAACCAAATGCTAATTTAATCACTCTATAACACCTCTTATAATAGAATAAGCTTTGTTTAAACCTTGTCTTACAGCCTCTCTAGTAATATTAAACTCTTTACCAATTTTTTCAAGTGTCATCTCTTCAAAATAATACATTTTGATATATTGCGATTGTTTTTCTGTCAATATACCGCTATTCAATACCTTATTTATATCGTTTTTAAGTTCTTCAATATTTTCTTTTTCGATAATATTTTCAACTATATTTGTATTACTATTAGTTAGAATATTTTTAAGATTAAGATCATCCTGATAATCTTTATCTAGAGATAATGTTTGATTCCTAATTTTATTTTTAGGTCCATACTGTCTGGTTATATAGCTTTGTATAGACCATATAGCGCATTGATTTCTATAAGAATATCTACTTTTGCTTTGACCTGTAATGGCTCCTTTACGATTTTTATCCCATCTCCAATCCGCCATCATAATACCATTAGCTACATTTGCTATAGCATCTTCACTAAGCAACATTCTTTTAGATGATCCTTGACATATTGAGTCAGCAAATTTTGCTATATTTTTTTTAGCCAAAGTTAGATAAAAATTTAAAGACTCAAATTGAATAGAATCTTTATCGTTATACTTTGTTTTATGGTTTCCAATATCCACAATATCTATCATGTTGTTATCCTTTTTCAACAAGTCCTAAAAAATTATTTTACGATTTTATTATTTGTTTGGTTGCTTTTGTTCCTTCTCTTGTGGTTTTGGAGCCTCTGTCTTTTTAGGCTTCTTTTTACCACAACCACAACCAGCAATACTTTTATCGTCATCTGAAGGTACATACTTTACAAAATCATGTATAGTTCTCATGTAATCTTCAGTAATAGCTATTTTACCTTGAAGCCAACTAGCTGTCAAGTTATTTTTAACAGTTTGATCATCGAGGGAAGAGAGGATAGCTTCTGCTGATTTCATAATAGTTTTAAGCGAACCAACATTCATTTTAATAAAATCTTCTTTATATTCTATAAATTCATTTGAGCTTTCTGTAGCTTTAGTATCCATAGTGTCTTGTATATTATTTAAAATTTTATTTCTAGACATTATGAGCCCTTTCATGCTTAGTATTATATTTCACTATATGTTTATACACCTTGTCCACTAGCATAGCTGAGGCTTTATTGTCGCTAGGATAATGCACTCCCTGTATAACCCTAGCTTCTCCAATTTTATCAGCTATTTCAAAAAAATTGTCCATATATTGAGGGTAATAGTCTGTTAACACATGAGCGGCTAAAATACCATAAGCAGTATGACCAGAGGGATAAGCTGGTGTGCTGTGTGTATTAGTATACATAATATTAATATCTATATTTAATATCTCAGCTAATTGTTCCGGTCTCGGTCTGTTAAAAGAGTACTTTAGATCTAGAACAATATTTTCTAATATTTTATACAGAGCTGTGAAGTGCTCATATGGCATTTCTAAGTTTTTAGATTTTAAAAAAACATTGAATAGATCTAGAGGTTCTTTATCTGCTATCATTACAAGTTTTATATCTTCTGGGGAGCGATTATGAGTCCTCTTAGCGACTTCTTTTATTTCTAAAGCTGTTTGATTACCACTATTTAATGGTGGGCTTGGAAGCGTTTTAAAATAATTATAGCCAAAATCATGAACAAAAGTTTTGTCTATATGTATAGATTTATTAGTATATACTATATCGTCTAAATGTTTATCTGTAATAATTTTATTAACAGCACTTAATAGCTTATGCATTTACTTACCATTTTTTACAAGACCAATATCTTGCCTTCCATTTAGGTCCCGGATTGTCGCAATTGTGTCTGGCTCGAAAACTTTTACGCCTTTCTGGTATATGCTTTTTGATCTTCATATTAGGGTCACCAAATCTAACTATAACTACATTTCCTTTTTCATTTTTGGTATATACAGCAAATTTTTTAGGACCGTCTGAAGTTCTAAAAGGTTTGTTGAGTTTGACTTTTTTCCCCTGATATTCAGCTGCTCTAATCAAATAAATGCCATTTTTTTTATAACTACCGGGTCTATTAAAAGTATAAATTTCTCCGGTATGAGGGTCTTTGTATTTATATTCTTTATCAGATTGTGCTTTTTTAATTTCTTCTGGACTAGGTCTATCTGGATCTCCGGGTTTAGCCGGTTTATAATTTTTCCCTTCTCTTTCTTTTTTCTTGCGAATATTTTCCCATAGACCAGGTTTTGCTAAACTTAAATCTACTTCTTCTATATCATCACTATCGTAATCTAAATACTGTGATTCTTGAGGTTCTATATAATTTTCTGCTGTTAATAATTCGGTATATCCATATGTATCGATTGAATATTGAAAATCAGCTCGACACATTAAATCCATATCTTCCGTGGCCTTAGATATACACACAGCAGTTCTTTGCGAAGGTTCTGGAAATTCTTTTTTAGTTTTTTCGTCTGATATGCATCTAGATATAAAGTTATTTCTATCTTCGTCTTTTCCTCTTTTAGGCAGTGGCATTTGTTTCTCCTATGACTTAGTGTAACATATTTTATTTTACACCACATCTAAATCTTTAGACAGGTTTAGAATTGCTCCTTCAGGAATTTTCTTAGTATAATTTTTGCCATCGATTTCGTATGTTATGGTCAAGTACTTTCTTAAACCAGGTGCGGGATCTCCGCATAGAGAGTTGTCTATTAATATTTTATCAACTCCTCCTTGATTCAATAAATCAATGGCTGGTTTAGCGTCATTAATTATACCAAAAAATGCCTTATGAACATTTTCTTTTACGATCTCCTTTTCTGTCATAAAAAAACTCCATATGGTTTCTGGGTCTTTAATTGGATGATAAACATGTTTACTTATAGGTCTAATTTGCTGATTACAAAGAGTTTGATGACATATCCATCTTTCATAAGATATATATATAGACATATCATCTATTTCTTCTGGTTTTTTATATTGAGATACTTCATAACCTAAATATTTAAGTATAGTAGCAAATTTAGTCTCTACGTATATTTTATTAGCATGTGGTATTTCTTGGATATGTTTAATAATCGCTTGAGCAGCATCATCCGAGATCATGTTACTACACAACGGTGTGCATGCTGCGAAATTTAATGTGGTATAAATATTTTTAATCAAAGGATGTTTTCTTTGAACATCAAACCACCAGTAATGAAATTTTTTATACTTTTCATCAAAAATAGTATTAGCAGAAATAATACCATTATGATTCTTTAGTAGTTGGTCATCAATTTGAAAAAAATCTAAAATATCGGAAGCTGCATATGTATCATATTCTAAAATTAGATACTGTTTAGCTCTTTTATCGGGGTTTGATAAATACCAATACAGAAAAATATTATCAGAACCCCAATACCATATTTCTCCACCTCCCCAATCTGATATGTGTCTATAATCTAAAAAATCATAAAAATAATTAATAAATTCATTTTGATGAATTGCATGGACCTTATACCCTCTAGAATTATTAACAATAGAGTTATAAGTTAGATCTGTTAATTTATCTTTGTTGCTATATATAAAAATAATAGCTAAATCATCCATATATTTTTGATCCTATAATCTTTGCACTTTGTTCCCATGAAAATTTATCTGCCGTTTTCAATCCATTTGAATTACTCTTTATATTATTTTTATACACATATCTCATGTAATCAACACCTTGATCAATCACTTTTTTATCTAAATTAGCCCAATTTCCTGTGCTATGAAAAAATTTACCATCTTCAGCTATTTCCATATCTGTGATATTAATTAAATAACTATTATTACTATTAGCATATTCTGTATGAGCTGAATAATTTGTTAAAATAATAGGTTTATTCATAGCCATAGTTTCTAAAGCCTCGTTATTCCACCCCTCAGCCCTAGCTGGATAAATACCACAATCAGTATAAGCCATAATTCTAGCTAATTGTTTTTGAGATGGTAATCTCGGAATCATATGTATTTTATCCCCCAGTTTGGTGTTTTTGTACATATTTTGCCACTGTCCGTTTTCTTTATCTGTTAAAAACGGATTAGTATTAGCCATCCATAACTCTACATTATCTTTAGGTTCGAAAGCTTCATTGAATATGTGTACTAAGATATCATGACCTTTGCGTATCTCCCATTTGCCAGCATTAAAGAATACATAATTTGGAGAAACATCAGCTTCATCTATAGAGATATTTTTATCAAATACATTTGTATCAACACCACAAGGGCATACAGTAATTTTTTTCTCTTCTATACCATTATTAATTAAGATGTTTTTTGCCCATGAACTTGGAGTAAATATGATATCAGAAATATCGTATCCAATTTTCTCTACATCAGAAATTGAATCTATTTCAAAGAAACTATAAGTAGCATATATACTATTTTTAGTATGAGGCTTAATCACTAAATCATGTGGATGCCATATTTTTAAACATGGGTTTGAAGGTGAATAGATTTGTTGTTGATTTTTTATATCTGAAATAATATTCTCTGTGTTCCAATGTTTTTCTGCTTCTACCTGACCGACAGGAAACAAAGAAATATTATTATTCTTTCTAAGTGCTTTCCATAAATTATAACCACTGATACCATAACCTACAGTATTAATAGCGCAAGACAAAGATAGTTTATTCATGTTTTTTCATATACCTTATTATGAGTATTGTGAACTTTGATAAATGTAGTTTTTTTAGGCAGATCTTTTAAAGACTTAGAACCAACATAAGTGCAACAGCTTCTTAAACCTCCTAATATATCTAATATAGTATTTTCGGTGGTGCCTTTGTATGGTATCGTTACACATTTACCTTCGCTGGTTCTATAGTCTGCTACTCCGCCATTATGTTTTTGCATAGCTTCTCTGCTACTCATACCATAAAATTTTAATGACACTTTTCTTTTTTCTGTGTTATATTTCGGATCAAAAGGTTGCCACCATTCTTTATTTCGATTATTGTCTTCGCCTAAAGTTTTACATTTCCATTCATACTGCCATTCTCCTTCGCAACAATCAGTACCAGCAAGCATACCTCCTAACATAACAAAGTCTGCATTAGCTCCAAAAGCTTTACAAATATCACCAGCAGCTTTACAACCGCCGTCACTACAAATATGTCCGTACAATCCATGTGCAGCATCAACACACTCAATAATCGCTGATAACTGTGGATAGCCTATGCCTGTTTTAAGCCTAGTAGTACATACACTGCCGGGACCAATTCCAACTTTTACTATATCGACACCGCCATGCAATATTAATTCTTCGGTCATTTCTGGAGTAACAACATTACCTGCCATTATAATAATATCTGGATACCATTCTCTAATCTTTTTAATTGTTGATACAAATTTTTCATTATATCCATTAGCTACATCTACACAAAGATTAGGCTTGTACTCTAATCTGTCATATACTATAGATAATTTCTGAATATCGGCCTCAGATATTCCTGTAGAATAAAAAGCATACTGCTTATTTGAGGAAAAATATTCGATTAATTCTTCACTCTTGTAATGCTTGTGTAAACAAGTTATACAATCAAAGCTGGAAAGCGCATCCTCCATTTCCATAGAGCCTGTGGTATCCATATTTGCAGCCATGATAGGTACGCAGTTGAGTTCTCTTGTAGAATGAGGGAATTTAAAAATTCTATTTAGATCGACTTCAGATCTACTAGAAATATTAGACCTTTTAGGTATAATTAAAACATTATCAAAATCTAACTTAACGTCTTCTATAATTTTCATGTTAATCTACTATCATAATTTGACTTGGGTTATAGTACATTCTAAAGTCATTGTGTAAAATTTTTAAATTTTTATGTAGCATGACATGCTCGCAACTTTCTCCTGAGTAATTATTTAATTCATAGCATGCTTTATATATTGCTGCACCACCAAATCCGCTAAATACAGATATAGGATATGATCCTATGGGTAAATCAAAATATGGAAACCACATCATTTCATAGTATTCCCAACTATTAAGCCTAAAAGCAAAAGAATCATAATTCCTATAATGATCTTGTGATTTAGAAGGAAAATTTATATAGGAATTACCACATATGGCAGATATATTTTCATTACTTGCTAACCAACCAAAGCTATTTAATATTCCGTTTATGCTGATATCCAAAAAGTCCAAATCAATAACTATATAGTAATCGAAGTCACCTTTTACAGCATTGGATAAATTATAGCATTTATTTCTAGCATTAGCCATATTTGTTGTTCTGACTTCTGATTTGGATAAAGGCATGTAGGATGTTTTAATTTGCTCACTATACAAGTTAAAATTCTCATAACCCGGTTGAGATATTTTTTGTTTTATTAATGCGGGCGTGTCGTCTATTGAGTCATTTTCATATATATATACTTTTGAGTCATGATGGAAATTCTCTAACAGTAATCTAAGTTGTCTTAAGCTATAATTAAATTCTTGTTTGATATTTCTTGCTAAAGAAAAAACTGCTATTTTTTTATCAGTAGCAAAGTTCTTACCACTCTCTAATTGATTTTGATATAACTCAGTGAATTCTTTGCTTGTGGGAAAAATTTCGTTTATATCGTAAATTAAATTATTCATAATTATATATTAAAAAAATACCATCTATTGTAAGTGTTAATGTTTTCGGAAGAGTTTATGTGTTCTAGATAGCCATAAATATCGTTCCAATCAGAATAGATCATTTGATGAGGCACTGTGCCAAAAAGCCAATCAGGAGCATGTTCTTTACCCTGTGCCATATGTATTATAATAGGTTTCTTCTGTCGATTTGCCCAAAAAATTTCTTCATAAGTACCGCAAGGGTGAATATCTAAATCTAAGTTTACAATCAAAAAATCACTTATATCTACTAATCTAAGATCTACAGACCTAATAATTTTCATCATAGAGCTTAACTCATCATACCTTTTTTTGGATTTGAGTTTGTGTTTAACCATGTGAGTATCACTGTCCTCTAATCCTATCTCTGTGGGCTTCAGTATAGGATTAAATACTAATATGCCTAAAGACTCAAGGAATGGAGATATTTCTTCTCTCCAACCTCTGCCTTTATCAGACACTCGATCAATTGCTCCTGCTAGATATACTCTTTGATTCTTTAGTCTATTCATTTATATATTGATTGTTTGTAACGAATTATACCGTCTTGAAAACCTTTATAAGCCACCCAGATAAATAAAAAAGCCATCATATTTTCTAACATATTATACCTAATTTCTGATTATATATTTTTATTGTTTTTTGAGCCGATATAGTATTTTGACTAATAAGATTATTAATTTTAGTAGTGTAACTGAGACCAGACCATTTATCACATAATAATATTTTGTCGTTGTCATATTCGCTACCTAAAAAACTAGCTAAATTATGATGACCTGAATTTAAGTAGGTCTTTATAAAATCTTGACTCCATCTGCAAACTTTAAGACAAAAAGGAACTAGTTCCATTGGGAATTGAATATCTATCGGGAGCACTAGACATATTTTCTTATTAAAAACAGATGTAATATATTCGGTTATATTAGTCATGTTAAAAGCACAGAAAGTATTTAAACCTAATATGTAATCATATTTTGCATCTATGAAATCTTTAAGCAAGCATACATTTTTGTTATTAAAAGCTATATTATTTTTAATAGCTATATAAGACATGTGTGCAGCTGAAGCTTTTTCTAATGACTTTTCTTTAGATAAATATTTAAATAAAATTTTAGACATGATCTATATCAAATTCAGGTAAAGAATCAAGTGCGTCTTTGCAGTAGACATCATTAATTATAAACATAATCAGATCACTTGTAATATTTTTAATATTATTTCGAGTTTCTAATCGCTCTTGTTCTGTATAACCATACGAAAAACTATCCGATGGATCTTTAATTGTATCAAACCCAAGCATATATTTAGTAATAATTTTATCTATGTTTTTTTCATCTATATTGATGTCTATAAACTTATCCAGTGTATTGTTTAATTTTTCAACTATAGATAGCATTTTAGAATCATTAGATTCTTGGTATTTGAATTTAATTCTATTTTTAAGCCAACTTATGTCTTTAACTATGTGATTCATATATATGTGTAAATGTAGGTTTTTTTAAAGTGTCTAAAATAAGTTCTTTTACGATATTCCAACTGCAACCAGAAATTCCAGCATTAAATTTAGGAGAGTATATTTGAATAGTTAAATCATTCTCTAGCTTATATTGTTTTAGATAGTGTTGAACTTTATACAAGCAAGATCCTAAAAAGAAATAATTTAAAGGTCTAGGATTTGTTTGCGATATAATACCTGTTTGACAAATCATGTTAGCAACAATAATTTCGTTTCTAAATTTATTATTCTTAGAGACAGTTACAAATTGAGTATGTCCGAGAGCTGTTCTGATTTTAGTAGCCCCTAGCATGTGATAATTTTCTTTAGCTAAAGGAAAAGCTTCGGCTATTGTTTTATTAAAACCAGCACCGAAAGTATTCATATTATTGCATACATTGAGAATCAGAACAGAATTATCTGTTTGCGATACGGTCTGTTTTGCATCGCTAATGATATTATACTTTTTACTAAGTATAGATATATTTGAATTTTTATCTTTGGTGAGCATTTGAATGTCCTTGTTTCTCTTATTATAGCACGAAGATTTCTATTAGTCAATCTGATTTTTTAGCTTTCCAGAAACCTTTAGGACATTCTTGATCAGCCCATGCTAATTTATTCATAAATTCTTTTCTATTTGTTAAATTACAACCACATATATTGCATGTCGCGTCCTCACTCTTCGGCTTTTTGCTGTAGTGTTCACACGAAGTACATATATTATATCTTTCTAGAATCTCCTCTTTGGAGCATGTAGGAAAGCCTTCTATACAATGCCAAAAAAGAGAGTAAAAAAATCTAGATATTCTTTTAATTTGTTTGATCATTTTGGGTTTGTTTTTGAATCCATTCGTAAGTAAGCGTAATGCCTTCTAATAAATTATATTTCGGTTCCCAGTTTAGTTTTTCTTTAATTAATCTATTATCGGAATTTCTACCATTGACACCCGTAGGACCTGGTATATTATTAACAGTGATATTTTTACCAGATAAAGTTGCAATCATTTTTGCAAAATTATTTATGCTGATCATTTCTTCAGATCCGATATTAACAGGACCCATAAAATTATCTGATCTGATTAATTTAATTGTTGCGTCTACACAGTCATCAATATATAAAAAAGATCTGGTTTGTTTACCTGTTCCCCAAACTTCAATAGTATCTTCAGAAGAAGCCTCTGCTATTTTTCTACACAAGGCGGCTGGGGCTTTTTCTTTTCCGTCCTTATAAGTTCCCTCTGGGCCATAAATATTGTGATATCTAGCAACTCTTACATTTAAATTATGATTACGATTGTAAGCAAAATATATTCTTTCACTAAAAAGTTTTTCCCATCCATATTCACTATCTGGTGCGGCTGGATATGCTGATGATTCTTCGCATTTAGGATTGTCTGGATCCATTTGGTTATATTCTGGGTATACACAAGCACTACTACTATAAAAAACTCTTTTAGCATTAAATAGCGTAGCGTATTGGCATGTTAATAGGTTGACAGTAGCAGAATTCGTCATTACATTAGCGTCGTTATCTCCTGTAAAAATATATCCAGCACCACCCATATCAGCAGCTAATTGATAAACTTCGTCAAAACTATTTTTATCATCTTTATGAGATTCTTGATTTGGGGCTCGCATTGCTTTTTGCATCACACTTGGATATCTTAAATCTCCAACAATAAAATCATCAGCTAGGCTTTCGCTAAACATAGGCTTTTTAAGGTCTACAGATCTTACCCAAAAACCTTCTTTTTTTAGTCTTTTTACTAAATGACTACCTATAAAACCACCTCCGCCAAATACTAAAGCTGTTTTCATTATTTTATACCTTTATAATAATTAAATCGATTAAAATCTTCTTCATAAAATTCTATAGCCCTATCTAATAGTGCTTTTCTTTTGAAATATTTTTGATAAGGGTAGTGCTCTGATTTATTTAATAGTGGCAAATCATCATCAATGCAAATTTTATCTTTAATAAATTCCCAATCTTGCTGTATCGTTTCGAATTTACCTATAAAATCTAAAGACCTATTTATATCTTTTTGCCATCTGTCTACACAGACATGCAGCGGAACTAAATGTAACATTATAGCCATATCCGTTCTTTGCCATAAATCAGTTTTTTGAATATCTTGAGACACTACGTTAAACATATCGGAAAGTTTCCAATCTAACTTATGTCCTAATTCTACTAAATCTAATATATTATTCATTTCTTTGTGTATATTTTTCCATCTCCAAGCGCCCAATATAGAAGCTAGTCTATCTAAAGGGTTTCTAACTATAGTCCAAGTAAAAATATTATTAATATTTATTCTTTTTACAGATTTAATATCGTGATAGCCTTGCCTATTATAACATTGTAAAAAATCATATTTGTTAACAATAGCGATTTGACTTGTTCCAGCTGTTTTAGGTATATGAAAAAAAATACCTTTCATTATTTTCCCTACTATTTTATTGTTATGGATGATCGGGTTAAATATTTATAATTTACTATTGGTTTATTATCAAAGTGCAACCATTGTATCTGTATAGATCTAGTATTTTTATGTATAATTTTACCATACATATTAACATCTTCTAATAAATAACAATAATCATTATAAGTTATGCGTAAATGTAATTTTTTATATTGTTTATTATAAATAACATATGAATCTAATATAGTTGGCAGTATCTTTAACTTTTGATAGGTTACTAGATAGCCAAAAATTCTTTCAAGAGAGTGACAAAATGTGCCTTGTTTCGCATATCTGTCATCAACTTTCCCTGTTTCTGTTTTTAGCAATTTGTCTAAAGCATTATAGTACTTGCTCAGAATATTTTTATAGACTTGGGTTTTACCCATAAACATTGAACCAGCAGCAAATGCGTGCATAGATAATGTTTCATAATTAATATTCAATATTTTACAAAGTTGCAGTATCTTATTGTGGTTGTATCCTTCATTATTTTTTAATGTTAAAAATTTGACAGAACACATCCCTACATGTTCTCTACTTAATAAATTTAAGTTTTTATGTAAATCTTGAGCATTGCCAATTAGACTATCGATAAGCACTGTACCCCAATCAACATGCATTTTTGTTCCCCAGTTAGATTTTTTTGAATGAACTTTTATGAAAGATGGAAATTTTTGATAATCTAAATCTTTAATTTGTTTTAAAAAAGGAGCAATATCAACACCGTAATTATCATGATAGTCAATTTTATGAAAAATGAATTTATGTTTATTTAATAAATTATTTAATGTTTGATTATTTTTATGTCTTTTACCTAAAGAAAGATCTATTGGTAGGTTGCATCTATATGCTAGTTTAATTATATCCTCTATACGATCAATATCATACATAGAGCATAGTATTATTGCTTTATTCATATTTGACTATCCAGGTAGATCTATTTGATCAAATTCGTCGCAATCTAGACAATCAGCATCTGTTGTTAAATTAATATTATTCTCAGTAGGAGGACATCTAAACACATCGCTTGGGTCCGTGTCATAGTTTTCTCCGCAGTAAAATAATAATGCTTCGAACGTAACGCTTGCTCTACCGCTTAAATTGTCCATTTTGCATTCTAAATTTTTAATTTCAAAACCAGTATTATACCGGGGACTCCCGGTTACATTTAATATAGTAATATCGCTACCACTTGGCAACAAGTTTGATCTGTTTTCAGGAATTCTAATATCTCCCCCACTATAGACCCATGTAGAATTACTAAATGATGTACTCCTGCTAAGAGGTATATTAATCCATATGGCTTTGGGGTTTTGCCCTCCTTCAGCGACCAAAGGAATGTTAATAGATGAAGGAGTAAATTCAGTACCTTCTTTACATCCTGTTTCTTCGTCTATGTCTTCATCACAGCATGTCCAATGACCAACTTGCCTACATCCTTGAACCCCTTCATCATCACATAATGCATACCAATTACTTAATCTTTCCTGACATTCAGTACATCCTGTTGTATTAATACAAGATTGCTCCAAGCAGTCTCTTAGGTTGTCAAAAGTTTCGCATGGTGTGGAGCCGTCAAGCTCCCCAGTAAATACACAGTTGCCATCTCCCATTCTGGCTTTATTTTCTTCGCTATTTTTGATACATCCTACGAATTGTGTATTACCACTATCATCTCGACAAAAATCACAACCAGGGCAAACGTAGTGAGATATAGGATAACATGTATCTCCATCACATAATACATAATAACCATGAGACCCACTCTTCCATGTAAAGTCTTCTTTGGGGTTTTCGCATAATTCTGTCATATAATTTGCTTCGCACTCTCTCATAGCCTGCATTGTAGAACAGGCCGTGTTACCATTAGCGGAGAAAAATTCAGCACCTTGACATGAGCTATGTTCAGATTGCCATAAGTATTGACATTCACTTGAAGACCCAATAAATAACGGTAAAGCCTGATTACAACTATTCAAACAAGAAAATCCTTCATCCGGCATGATATTACCATCTATACCTGAAATATCTTCGTGTTGTAGTATGTCGTCGCAACAGATTGCGGGCGGGGGGGTCAATGTCGCTGCTGGTGGGGTGGTTTGAGGTGGTGGGGGTGGAGGGTGTTGAGGAAGTGGTGTGGGTGTTGTTATTGTTTCTGGTGTTATTGTTTCTGGTGTTATTGTTGTTGGTGTTTTTGTTGCTGTTGTTATTGTTGTTGGTGTTGTTGTAGTAGTTGTTGTAGTAGTTGTAGTGGTTGTTGGTGGAGGTGGTGGAGGTGGCGGTGGAGGTGGGGTTGGTGTTGTGGTGGTTTCTGTGGGACATGGCCGACACTCTTGACAGGTTGAGTATGATGAAATCCTACCAAACTCATCTGTTGGTGCTAATATATTTAATTTAATTACTTGATGTGAGGTGCTAGGTAATGTATTTACCATAGTGTCAAAATATAATTTGCCGCAATTATTTTGGAAAGATGCTGTACCATAATCGCTTTCTCCCGAAGCTATTGGATCATATCCGAGTTCTTTATAAACAGAGCTATATTGTAAAGTATATCCTAAAAGTTCAAAGATATGAATTGAAAGTGTTGGTGCTTCAAAGGTATTTTCATTTAACCATTCGCAAACTGGTGTGTTGTTGATCTCAGATACATAAATAGGCACATTATAAAACAAATGTATGAGTTCAATGTTATTTTCAGATGTTGGTGTTGGTGTTGGTGTTGGTGTTGGTAAGACTTTTGTTAGATGACTATCTTCATCTCCACAAATACACATACCCAAATATAAATAACAAGGCAGTGGTGTCTCTGTTATGGTGGTTGTTGTTGTGGTTGGTGTTGTTGTAGTAGTTGTAGTTGTAGTTGTAATTGGTTGTGGTGGTTTTGTTGTTGGTATTGGTGTTGGTATTGGTGTTGATATTGGTGTGGTTCTCGTTGTCGTTGTCGGACAATAGTCTAGCATATGATCTGTTAAACAGAACTCGCAACTCACATATGAATCTTGAGTCGCATTAGCTATTAAAGTAGCTTGATGATAAATTGTGGCATCTGATGGTAAATCAGCAGCATCAACCAACCAAGCACGAGCGCAAAAATTTTGATCTTCATAATTACCGCCATCTGATTCCTGAAACTGTTTAATATGAATATAATATTTTGGATCATCTATATAAGCTGTCGTTTGATGTCGATTAAAAATTTCTTCAGTCCAGTATTTAGCAGCATAGACGCTATCTTGATAATTATTTTCGCTAGTAATTGTATTAATATATTTAACATATTTAATAGAATTTATCTCATTGCAACATCCGTCTATTTCTTGTATTGCTACATATATTAGGTCAGGATTTATTTGTGCTGATGAGGTCTTTTGAATACCTATAGGATTTGGTGCATTATAAGTTGTAACAGCTCTGAAATTGTAAGTTGGATCCAATATTAACATTTCGTCTACTATAAAGGTAATAGTTTGAGTGTAAATATTTTCTTGATCTCTATATTCACCCAGTAAACTATCTACATCAGAACTTATTAAAGAATTACTTGCTGGTAAATCATCCCAACTTTCCCAGTCATTAGCAAATCCAGACTGCCATTGTAATTCAGCATATTCTCCAGAGTCTCCTACACCTCTAGGCCAAGCATTTTCTAATTGAACAGAATTTGCTAAATTAATAATCGGTTCTGCAATTTTATAAATAATTTTTGTTCTTAAAAAAGTAGATCCTGAATCTTCATAGGTTTCTGTTTTGAATTTAACGCTATCTAATATATGTGCTGTTGGAGACTGTTTAGCACTGTGCAATCCTTTAGTATCTCTGGTAGTACCTGAAGGGTCATAGCTTTTGTCATTAGAAAATCTTAAAGGATCTACTTGATTAATAGGACCATCAGAATCATATATAGTTTGTTCATAAATATCTTTTTTGATACTGCTATTGCCTTTATTACTAAATATTTTGACAATGTAATTACGTCCTGTGGAGTCTTCTCCGGGGAAAGTACAACACGAACAATCTATAGGTGTTGTGTATGTTGGTGTTGGTGTTGCATTATCTGAATAAGAATAATTAGAATTACTACTGTGGGCACAATCTTTATCTACTAGAAGATTATTGCCATGAGAAGTTTGATTGTTTATAGTTCCAAAAAGTGATTCTAAATTAATAGTTACTATAAAAAATCTCCAGTGATTAGGTATACTACCTAAATCTGAAGCAAATCCAGATAAAAACTTTCTATATCTAGAAGGAGCATTTCCGGCGTCTACCCTTAGAATAGGAATATTATCCCAAGATTGATAATCATTCTTGTAAAGACCCCAATTTTCCCCATCAACATAACAGCCTGTAGTGTCATTTCCTGTAAAACTATTGTCGCTAGGAGATAAATCAATACATTTTTTAACCATTTGCCCAATGCCAGTTATACTACTATCAGAAGATTTATTAGTTGCTATGGATATACCATATCTAGTAGCATCGCATTTCCCCGGAGGGTCGTCATCATATAAAACATTAAGACCAAAATCTGTTATAACTGATAAATCAACAGCCCATGCAATCGTGATACTATCATGATCTTTAAATAGTCTAACGTAACGACTATCTTCCGAGCAATCTTCAAATGGAGGTTCTGTTTCTGGTGTTGGTGTTGTAGTAGTAGGCTCTGTAGTAGCACAGCTTAATTGATATCGACTTAGTAATGCGTTAACATTAGTTTGTATTTCATTAATATTTAATGCTTTGTCATATACTAAGAAAGGACCCAGCTCACCATCATACGCTTTTGCATAACCAGTTGCTCGGCCTATGTGTGATATAGTCAGAATGTTTTCAAGTTCATTCGTTGGAGTTGCAGAAGCATCTCTTCCATAGTCTGATGTTTCTCCCAAAAAGAAACAATCTTTATAATGATAAGCTTTATAGCTATCAAATACAATTGTATAAACAGACCATTGATTGTTATCAAAAGAAGTAGCAGGTCCATCAAATGTATTTAGATTAGTATCGGTTTCGCCTTTAACTTGGTTGCTATCTAACTGTATATATGATTTATTATGAGATCCTCCATATATTAAATTACTAGGCTTAAAATTTCGAACAACAAAACTAATTGTACTGCTAACAGTACCAAGTGTTAAATTGTCTCCGTTTGTCTTTGCATTAATAAACAAAGATTGAGAACTTCCATTAAATGTTAAGTAGCTAAAATCACTAGAAAATATAGGCCAGTTTATTAACTGTGCATCATATCTATCAGCAGCAGCTTTACCGGGTGTTAGATCTAATAAAAAATTACCATAAGCACTAGCGTTAGGGTCATAAGATAATGGATCTATAAAACATTCTAAACCATCTGTTACTATACTAGGGAAAATATATGGAGTTGGGGTTACTGTAGTTGGGGTTGTTGTAGTGGTTGTAGTTGGTGTAACACAAGAATTAATATCTGGGTATCGTCCTGTCTTCACAATTTCATTATGGTTGTGCTTAATTTCAGCATCACTTAATTCTTTGTCATACAATAAGATAGGTCCAACTCTACCCTGAAAGCCAGTACCTATCTCACTAAAGTAAAAATGACCTAATAGTTTATTAGCAACAACATCTCGACCGGGGGTTACTCCCTCACTAGCCCTACATGCTGAATATCCATACCATGTTTCTTCACCTATAAATTCACAATTTTTATAATATCTAACTATACCTTCTTTGCTTACACGAATAGTTATGTTGTACCATTTTTGTCTATCCATATCAAATTGTGGTTCATTAGTTACTCTACTACCATCATATATATTCGTTGTATAGAAAGCTGTTTGAAAATAATTTAGACCAAAATAATGACCACCATTTAGATCTCTATAACCACAACTTTCGTCTGCACCTGTTCGCGTTATATCGTCAGTAGATCCTATTAAATAACTTCTTTTATCCCCAAAGAATCTAGACTCATATTCTTCTATGGCAATTTTACTGCTATAGTTCTTTGTTGAAAATAATACTCCACCACTGTAAAATCTATAAACTACAAAATTTAGTGTACATCCACCATCTGGATGATAAGTATCACCATGTATATTAATATCATCACTATCTGCGCTCGGCTCAATAGATAAGTCAATAGCTCTATTAGACTGTTGTATATCGATATAACCTCCCCATCCGGGGAGTTGGATATAACTATTATCTGGAGCGTAGCGGGGTAGTGTCCAAGGAGGGTCGTCGTCACCTGTCGCAAAAGTGCTATCAAATATACCATGATATCCATTACCACTCCAATCGTATATCTGATACTGAGATAAATCGATAGATGGAGTGGGGGTAGTAGTAGTGGTAGCATAATTTTCAGGTGGTGGGTTTTGTGACAACTCAGGGTCATAAAAAAGTGTCAGTCCATCTTTAATAGGATTAAATGAAACTCTGCTTTGATCGGTAGGGTTAGTAACTAAATATAACGAACTAAAGCTACTAATATGAACAGATATAGTTTTATTTGCAAAGTTACGGATGTAATCTCCATGCTCGATAGTTGCATCTGTAATGCCATATTCATCTTTGTGGAATATTTTAAGACTATCAAACTCTGATTTAGCTATATTGCTGTTTAAGTTAAATGTTACTATTACACTACCTGAGAAATTTGCGGTAGCTGTAAGATTTACAGCAGAGGCACTGTCTATCAGGTTGTATTCTGTGATTGGTTCAATGTCTGGCAAATCGTAATCGGTTTGTATTGCTAGGTCGCCAGAATTAGTAATTTCATCAAAAGTTAAGTCAATAGAATCAATGAAATAATCAGAATAAGAAAGATTGGTGGATACATCCGACCCTTGGTTTAATGTTTTATTTCTAGAGATATCTTGACTAACTATATAGAATAAGCTAAATTCATCAACTTGTGCGGATATCTTTTTTGTTTCAAAATCACGAGCATATGTGCCGCTATTAACTGTCACATCTGTAAGTTCTGAAGTATCTTCTTTTATACGAAATACTTTTAAGTTATTGAACTCTGCTTTGGTAATATTATTTTCTGTATCATCTATTGAGAAGTCTATGATTGCATCTCCATCAAATGATATTGGTGTGTCAATGTCTATAGAATCAATAATGGCATCGTTAGCATAATCTGTAGCAAAATCTGTAGATGGTACAGTGCTAGCATCTAATAATGATAGTGATAATTCATTTAAGTCAATAATATTAGAGAAGGATAACCCCAAAGTAAGAAGCTTATTAGTTCCTATGCCAGGGGATGTTGTAATTGAGAATGGATAATTTGGATCAGGAGTCGCTGTGGTAACAACTTGATGAATAGTAGGGGTTTGCGATACAGATGAAGTAGCTGTCGGAGTAGCTGTCGGAGTAGCTGTCGGAGTAGCTGGTGGGCTTGAAGGCGGAGGTGCTGGTGGTCCCGGAAGTGCTGGTGGGCTTGGAGGTGCTGGTGGGCTTGGTGGTGCTGGTGGTCCCGGAGGTGCTGGTGGACCTGGTAGCGCTGGTGGGCTTGGAGGTGCTGGTGGACTTGGTGGAGGAGGTGCTGGTGGACTTGGCGGCGATGATGGACTTGGCGGCAATGGTGGGCTTGGCGGTGAAGGTGCTGGTGGACTAGGAGGTTGAGGTACTGGAGGAATTGGGGGTTGAGGTACTGGAGGAATTGGAGGTTGAGGTGCTGGTGGGCTCGGTGGTGGTGGACTTGGTGGTGATGGACTTGGAGGCGGTGGGGGTGCGGGCGTTATAGGAGTTTGCGTCGGAGGAGGTGTTGGTGGGGTTGGGGGCGAAGGTGCTGGTGGGTTTGGAGGCGGAGGTGATGGTGGGCTTGGTGGTGGTGGACTCGGTGGTGGTGGTGGTGGAGTAGCTGCTTGACAAGGTGGATTAGACATAGCAAAGGCAACTTTATAATCACATTTGTCTGAACTCCACTGGAGTGATTGTTGTTTTTCGAGTTTATGAGTACCCAATACTTCATCAAAACACCATTCAAATTCAGATTTACTCGCAGAGCAAGAAGGTTTTTTATCTGGACCAACATTGTAATTACAATATTCATGACTACTAATCACAATAGCATTAAATGGACCAACTACGGTCCACTGAAAATCATTAACATCTGCACCATCTCCACAAGCACAGCATATATCATCCTCTGGTGGTTCAGTAGTTTCAGGCGTACTTGGGGGAGGTGGTGGAGGAGGTGAGCTAGGACACTCGTCCATATATCTAATAAAAAATGGCACCCAACCGCATTCTGAAAAACTAAAAGCGTAGGAAGTCAGACCTAGTTGTGATCCATCGGGACATATACTGGGTTCACCTACAGGAGGCAAGCTCGTAGGGCCAGTACAGTCTTCTGTTGGAGGTTCTGGAGGAAAAGGTGGAGAAGGCGGTGGAAAAACTGGTGGAGCAACGGTTGCTGTGGTTTGTGTTTCATTAAGTATTTTTGCTAGATCGTTATTTTGTAATATATCTGGTAAATCTTTATCTATAATTAAATCACTATCACACAATTTTTGTTGTATTTTATATCGACATTTATCTAAACAGTTTGAATCATTATTATAGTTTTCATTACAATGGTTTTGAAAATTATTGATAGCAAATTTTACAGAAGAGATGTTTACAAAAGGACCTAGTGTTATTTCTTTAGAGTTTTTATCACAATCGTCTTCTAGCATAAGATAGAAACAAATTTGATTTTTTAAAAATTCATCAGATGTAATTCTCGGTTCTTGCGATTTGTTGTCTATGATAATAGAATTTGGTGGTTTTTCTCCATAAGGAGAGCTATATATTAAATTATCACCAGAGTAAAGCTCATAGTAATTTTCATAACTATAAAATCCAGATTCATTATAAACTATTTCGAATAGAGAATCTTCTGAATCAATATGAAATTTATATATTTTACTATTAATATCATCTATATAGTCATTATATAATAATGTAATATTTTCTAAAATTATTTTATTATTATGTTTGATTGATAATGAATTATTGTTCCAACCATCTTGTTTAGTGTCATACAAAATGATATTGTAATATTTACGCTTACTCATAATTTTATTATAGTATTATCTGGTGGTTTTTCATACATAGTAGATTTAAAGATTAATTTATTGTCGCAGTCATAGATTTCGTAGTAATTTTCATACGATAGTTTATTTTTAGAGTGATATCTTATATTGAAGTTTTTTTCTGCTAAATCTATATTTATAATTTTAGTATACGGACCATAGCCATGATCTAAAGTAATATTACTAATAATAGGATTATGAAGCGAATCATTAATATCTATATAATTATCTTTCCACCCATCTCCATAAGTATCATATAATTTTACAGTAAATTGTTTTGTTTCTGATTTTTTACAAATTCTTGCACTAATATAGTTGGCATAATATTCATTAGAGACTTCATATTTAATACCAGACTTAGCGTTGTTGGGATGCCTGTTATTTGAGCCGCCTGATATCGTATATTTATCTGCATAACTATTATCTATAATAGTAAAGTATTTAAATCCTGCATTGATTAATCCATATTTAGTCATAGTATTATTGTACATATCAGAATCAGAATATGAATCACTACTATTTGGGAATGCCCAATATTTTTTTTCATAAGCGTCGTAGTAAACTGCTTTATACCATTCGTTAAAATTAGGTATCCAGTATTTGGCAGCAGATTTTTCGAAAGTGTTTTCTTTAATATTATATGGAAATTCATTAATAATTTTAAGATTGTGCGTATTAATCCAATTGCAATAAATTTTTAAGTTATTTATATTAATATATTTAATAGGAGAATATGGATCTACGTCTGGATTTAATGAAAAAATACTTTGTTGTGATTGTATGATATTTTTTGTATATTGGTTATATAAGCCTAATGGTTCAACAAGTGGAGATATACAATTTAAAAATTCTACATAATTTTCACAAGATATAAAGTTTTGTTGAATGAAAAAATTATAATCAACACTACCATATGTGTTAATATCTGGTTCATTATTTTTATTTTTTATTAAGCAGTAATTACTCATTATACTGTGTGGTTATAGTGATATTTGAAGAATTAAAATTTAAAGATTTATATAATATATTAAAACTATTAAATATTGGCTGGTACTCTGTGCAATTGATTCTTTGAAATTCATCATGAATAAAGTTAGGATTTTGATAAATACTCATAATATCTATAGTTTCGTCTGTGTTTTTATCTTGTGCAGAGATCATCAGTATGCATTTTGTTCGGAAATAATATAAATATGCATGAACCATATACTCTTCATGATCTATAGCAGAAACCCACACTTGATTATATCCCACCCATTGATGGAATTTATGTAGTCGATCTCTTACTGTGAATAGTATATTTGGCAGCTTATTGATTCTGGTTGAATCTTGACATAAGCAGTTGATAGTATTTAAATCCACTGTATTTTCAGATGGCTCTATCAAATTTGATGGAGGAATTAATATATTCTTTTTAATATTATCTTTTTTATTAGTCCAACCACTTTTAAATGTTATAGGTATCATATTATCATTATATAGTTTTATAACATCATCAGATTTGTGATCTTGTATTACGCAAGTAATTTTATTATATATATCCTCATTCATAACATATGAAAAATTTTTTTTACATAAGATACTTTCGAATGGTTTATTGTATAAATAAATATTGTTATTAAAATAATTTATAGATAAGTATATCATAATAGTTGATCGAAAAAGTTAATATGGCAAAAATCTATCAATGTGTTTTTGTTTTCGCTAAATACAAAAGTTGTAATGTTAATTGATTCAATACCTTTGGTTGTCTTTATAATAATATTATCACTATGTACATTCAAGGGGTGTTTTATATTTTTATAATCTTCTTGATTGATATAATAATTAATTTTAAATAAAATATCTGTATCTATATTATTCACATTCATTATCAATAGACATCCAATCGACCGCTTCTTCTTCTGTATAAAACATCAATAATTCCGCACCAAATTGGTGAGGCGGGCATTCTTCATTATTATCTATCATTAGTAATTGTTTTGGTGATTGTATATTGTTAAAACAGTATTTCTCATAACCACACCATCTGAAAAATTGATTAATTCCATCAAAATCTTTTTCACAAGGTGAGTCTTGACATAAGTGGTCACAGCAATATCCATCTTTAATAATAATATTTACAAAACATTCATTTTGACATAATAAATTATTGTTATATTTAGAGCAATAATGGTCATTCTTATATCTTTCAGCTTCTTCTTTTGATGTATAAGGTCCGTCTAGATACAAATGATTATCGCACTGGCTTTTATATTCGATATAGAAATATTTGCAATCTTTATTATTTAAACAATATGGGTTTTCTTTTTCTGATAAATTATCTTCGGGTAATATAAAAGCTAGACCTAATCCTGTTGCTTCTTCTGTAGCCGCCTCAGTAGTTTGGGGGCCATGAGTTGATTCAGTACATACTCCATCAATACAGCTGTTACTTGGGGGGCAACAGCTACCACCACAACAACTGTAACCAAAAGGGCAGCAGTTGCCGTTACAGCACTGGCTGGCATTGCAACAGCTACCACCACAACAGACTTCACCACCAGCGCAGCAAACATTATTGCAGCAAACATTTGGATATGCGCAGCAGTACGTACCGCAGCATCTTGTGTTTGTTGTTCCTCCACAACACGAACCTGAGCCACCTGTGCAGTTTCCGCAATAGTCATCTGTTACATCTGGGCAGCATACGGGTAAATCAGCACTATTGTAACATATTAAATGAAAACCGTCAGGACATGGGTTTGAAGGAGGTGCTGGTGGTTCCGGAGGTCCCG